TGCCAATTTACAGCAAACGCCTAGTATAATAGAATAGCAATCTAATAAATTTATGGAAGCGATTGAACTCCTCAAAAACAAATTTGGTGTAAGTCAAAAATATAAATATGAGTTAAAAGATGGGGAAGAAACAGTTCTAGAAATTTACTGGAATCCATTAACTCTTGCAGAAAGAGAATCTATTGTTGCTTTGTCTGGTGATAATTCATCTGCTGATGATTTTGCCTTAACTCTTATGATTACAAAAGCTCTTGATAAAGATGGCAAAAGATTATTTCAAGATGGTCATAAAGCATCATTAAGAAGAGAAGTAAACGCTTCTATCCTTCAGGAAATACAGCTAGCAATGTTAAATTCTGGGTCTGAATACAAAATGGAGGAAGCGAAGGCAGATTTAAAAAGCTAGTAATCACTGGCATTTTATATTTTTTTTAGCTTCAGAGTTAGGTCTTACTGTTCGAGAATTGTGTCACCAAATGACGCAAGAAGAACTAATAGGGTGGTCTGGATATTATGAATTGAGAAGAGAAGTAGAAGAAAAAACAATTCAAGAAGCAAAAAACAAATCACGGGCAAGAAAACGCTAAAAGAGGTACACTAAGATAAAGTTTTGTTTTTGCTGTGGCCGATTACGGTGTAAATATAAAATTTAATATCGTAGGAGAATCTGGTCTTGATAGGGCAAAAAAGAAAGCAGAAGAATTAGCAAAGAGTGTAGATAATATTCGTGGTATTGATATAGAAAACCCTAGAAATGTTGGAGGTAAAGGAGGAAAAAAGTCTCGTAATCAGATAAAAAAATATAGACAAGACATGGATAATCTTGTCAAAAAGATTAACGAAACTGGAGAGGCTTTTGGTAAAACTCATAATGCACAAAACGCAACCGCAGAATCTTTACAAGAGTATGTTAATGGAGTAAAGATAGGAACTCAGAGGCATAAAGATGCTACTCAAGCCTTAAAAACTCAAACTAAAAATTTAGATTTAAGCAATAGTCAGTATCTTCAAAATACTAAAGTTCAAAATCAAAACACAAAAGCAACCAAAGAAAACTCAAAGGCTAAACAGCAAAATGCTAAATATCAAAAAGGCAATATGGGCAATATTGCTAGTAGTGCAATAATTGGTGGTGCGTTTCCTTTATTATTTGGGCAAACAGGTGCGTCAGCAGTTGGTGGTGCTGCTGGTGGTGCTTTAGGTGGAATATTAGGGGGTCAATTTGGATTTGCTTTATCTATTGCAGGTACAGCGATTGGAACTTTTATAGACGAAACAGACAAATTAAATTTAGCTATTGGTGGTTTAGACTTTGCTTTTAAAAGTGCTGGAGATTCATCAGGATTTACGAGAGATAAACTTAATGAACTAAAAACTACTTTAGGTTTAACAAAAGATGAAGCCCTTGCTGTAGCAGGAGCTTTTACTAGGTTTGGAGAAGCAGGAGCTAGTGCTGCGTTTCTTTTTGGTAAAAATCCTAATACCATGAAAAATTTAGCTGCGGTGGTAAATACTAAGTCAGCTTTAGCAGCGATTTTAGATACCAGTAATAATTTAACTATTCAACAACAAATTCAATTATTACAACAAGGAAAAATATCAAGTTTTGCAGAATTTCAAGCAAAAATAAATGAAACAATAATTGAACAAAATTTCCAAAGGTTAATGCAAGAAGCTCAACAAATAAAAAATACAGACAGAATAAGACATTTCTTTGGTGAAATAGCCAGGGCTGTCTATTTTATTACATCGCTTGGATTAGATTTGAAAGACTTAATGCCCGAACTATTCTTATCAGGAGCAGAAAGAGCAGAGGACCGTGTAGCAAAACTTAGAGAAGAACTTGCAAAATTCAAAACTGATTTACCTGTCTTGCAAGATTTAATGAAAGAATTTAATCTTGAAATGGAAGGAATGAGTTACAGTATCCCTGGTGCGATGGATCAGGCTTCAGCAGAACTTAGAAAACTAATGAGTGTAGGTTATATGGTCACGACTACAGCAGAGACTATTGGAGATGCTTTTGGAGAATCATTCAAAGGTATTGTAAAAGGTTCAATGACAGCACAAGAAGCATTAAGAAATTTATTTATGCGTACAGCAGATGCGTTTTTAGATATGGCAGCACAGATGATTGCACAACAAATAAGAATGAAAATATTAGGAATTGGATTGAGATTCTTTGGAGGAGGAGGAGGTAGTGGTGGTGAAACTGATGTTTTTGCAGGTTTTAATCGAGGACCAGCAACCGATGTTACAATGGATAGTTTTGCTAATGGTGGTAGACCTCCCGTTGGCAAACCTTCAATAGTAGGAGAAAGAGGTCCAGAGCTTTTTGTTCCCAATAGTGCAGGTACTATAATTCCAAATCACAATCTTGGTTCAACAACTGTAGTAGTAAATGTAGATGCTTCTGGTTCTTCTGTTGAAGGAGATGAAGAAAGAGGGAGAGAACTTGGTCGTCTTATATCAGTAGCGGTACAATCTGAATTAGTACAACAGAAAAGACCTGGAGGTTTACTTGCTTAATGGCTACTTTTCCTTCGATTTCTCCTAAATACGGACAACAAAAAAGATCCGCACCAAAAACTAGGACAGTTCGTTTTGCAGACGGTTATGAGCATAGAATTTTATTTGGCCTTGCACAGCATCAAAATCCAAAAATATTTAATCTTACTTTTGAGGTATCAGAAACAGATGCAGATACGATAGAAACTTTTTTAGATGCAAGAGCAAATGATAGTGCTAGTTTCGATTTTCAACCTCCAGGAGAAGCGAGTTCATCTAAGTTTGTATGTGAAGCATGGTCTAAATCCATTCCATATTTAAACAGAGCAACAATACAAGCAACATTTAGAGAGGTATTTGAACCGTGAGTACTGCTCCTGTATTTAGTGAAGTTCAAAAAATAAATCCATCTGCAATTATTGAGCTTTTTACATTACAGCTAAGTAATTCATTACATGGTGCGACAACAATTTATAGATTTCATGCTGGATCAAATCTTAATGCAAATGGTGAAATAGTTTGGGCTGGTAATTCTTATCTTAGATTTCCTATTGAAGCTACAGGTTTTGCATATCAACGTGGTCAAATCCCAAGACCAAAACTTGTTGTAAGTAATGCGTTAGGAACTATATCTGCAATTCTTCTTACTGTTAACGCAACAACCGCAGGAAATGATTTAACAGGTGCTACTGTTACAAGAATAAGAACAATGGCAAGATTTTTAGATGCTGTTAATTTTAGTGGTGGTACAAATCCATTAGGTACACCAGATCCTACAGCAGAATTTAAACGTCAAATCTACACAATAGATCGAAAATCAACAGAAACTAGAGAGACAGTAGAGTTTGAATTAGCAGGAGCTATTGATATGGCTGGAGTTCGAGCACCTAAACGTCAATGCACCCGTGCGTTATTCCCTAGCATTGGTACGTTTAATCAATGAGTTGGAAATATAAAGCACTACTTCATGCTCAACGTGAAGATCCTAAAGAATCTTGTGGACTTTTATTAAATGTTAAAGGTAAAGAGCAATATTATCCTTGTCGTAATCTTTCACTAACAGATCATCAGTGTTTTATTATCGACCCAGAAGATTATGTAAAAGCAGATAATGTAGGTGAAATTATTGGTGTAATTCATAGTCACCCTATAACACCTCCTGATCCTAGCCAGGCCGATAAAATTAGTTGTGAGAACAGTAATTTACCGTGGCATATTGTAAACCCTAAAACAGAACAGTGGGCATATTTAGAACCATGCGGATATAAACCTCCGTTATTAGGTCGTAAATGGGTGTGGGGTGTAACTGATTGCTGGAGTTTAGTCGTTGATTGGTACAAAGAGGAAAAAGGTATAAAACTTAGAGACTATCAAAGAAGCATGACACCACAAGAGTTTTTAGAAAATCCTTTGTTTGAAGATTATGCTTGGCGAACAGGTTTCAGAGAGTTGAGATCAGATGAAAAATTAGAGAAAGGAGATGTGTTGTTGATGTCAATAATGCACCCAACTTTAAATCATGTAGCTATTTTTCTTGGGGATATGGTTTTACATCATTTAGCAGATAGACTATCTTCTGAGTGGTTGTTAAAATGTACTGGTAAGAGGTATCGCTATGCTCAGAAAAGTTAAACTTTATGGAGAACTAGCCGACTTTGTAGGTCATAAAGAATTAGATGCTGTAATAAATTGCACTGCTGATGCAATAAGGTTTTTAATAACTAATTTTGAAGGATTAGAAGCACACATGGCTAATAGACATTATCAAGTGCTTGTTGGTGATGAAGATATTGATGAAACTGAATTACATAATCCAATAGGTCAATCTGATATAAGTATCGTGCCAGTAATCTCTGGTGCTGGTGGAGGTCTAGGTAAGACTTTACTTGGAGTTGCACTAATAGGTATTTCACTAGCTTCAGGCGGTGGTATGGGTGTTTTTCTTAAAGAAGGGTTTACTGGATTAGCTGCTATAGGAATGAATGTTGGTATAGGTTTGACTCTTATGGGTGTTAGTGAAATGTTATTTCCTTTACCCAAACCACAAGATTTTAGTAATGAAGAAGATCCAAGAATATCATTTAGTTTTTCTGGGGTTCAGAATACATCTAGGGCTGGCACTTCACACCCAATAGTTTATGGTGAGATAGTAACTGGATCAGTTGTTATTTCTGCTGGAATTGACACTAATCAGGTAACAGCATGACAAATAAAATTATCAGAGGTTCTGGTGGTCCTCCTCCCACTCCACCATCTCCAACAAGAGCACCTGATACTTTAAATAGTAGACAGTTTGCTACGATCCAGGATTTATTATCTGAAGGAGAGATAGAAGGTTTTGCTACTCCATCAAAAGCAGGACTTACAAAAGGATCTACTGCTTACAATAATGCTGCACAAAAAGATATATTTTTAAATAACACACCCATTTTAAATTCATCTGCAAGTAATACTAATCCTCAGACAACAGATTTTAATTTTCAAAATGTAGAGTTCACACCTCGTTTTGGAACGTCAAACCAACAACATATTCCAGGTATTGAAAGTAGTCAGTCATTAACAAGTGTAGGAGTAACGGTTACAAACTCTTCTCCCGTAACTCGTCAAATAACAAACACCAATGTTGATGCTGCAAAAGTTACAATTACATTTCCGCAATTACAAAAAGCTACAGATGAAGGAGATTTGCTTGGTTCAACTGTCGAATTAAAAATACAAGTTCAATATAACGGTGGTGGTTTTAGTGATGTTTTATCGGACACTATTACTGGTAGAACTGCTGATGCGTACCAAAAAGAATATCGTATAAATCTTACAGGTGCATTTCCTGTAGATGTAAGAGTAGTTAGGATAACAGCAGATAGTACAGCTTCTAATCTTGTTGATGCTTTTACTTGGACAAGTCTTGGTGAAATTGTTGATGATAAACAAAGATATTTAAACAGTGCCTATACAAATTTAAGAATAGATTCTGAACAATTTAGTTCTATACCAAAAAGAGCTTTCCGTATTCGTGGTGTAAAAGTAAGGATACCAGGTGCAGGAGCATCTAATTCTGGTACACCTACTGTTGATTTGCAGACAGGAAGAATTATTTACCCAAGTGGCTACATTTTTAATGGAACAATGGGTGCTGCTGTCTGGTGTTCATGCCCTGCAATGATACTTCTTGATCTTCTTACTACTGAAAGATATGGATTTGGAACGCACATTACAGACAGCAACTTAGACTTATTTAGTTTTGTAGCAGCTAGTAGATATGCAAATGAATTGGTATCAGATGGATTTGGAGGACAAGAAGCGAGATTTAGCTGTAATGTAAATTTACAAGGATCTATGGAAGCGTATGACCTAATAAATGAACTAGCTGGTGTTATGCGATGTTTTCCTATTTGGTCTGAAGGTTCTGTAACAATTTCACAAGATAGACCAACTGATCCTAGCTATTTATTTAGCTTGGCAAACGTAGGTGAAGGTGGATTTTCATACTCTGGGAGCAGTTTAAAACAAAGACATACTGTTATTTCTGTTAGCTATTTCAATATGGATAGTAGAGAAATAGATTTTGAGGTTGTAGAAGATACTACGGCACAGGCTAAATTAGGAATAGTTAAAAAAGATGTAAAAGCATTTGCGTGTACTTCTCGTGGTCAAGCTCAGAGATTAGGCAAGGCAATACTATTTAGTGAACAAAATGAATCTGAAGTAGTTAGTTTTACAACATCAATAGATGCTGGTGCAATCGTAAGACCTGGATCTGTCATTTCTATAAACGATCCAGTTCGTAGCGTAGAAAGAAGAGCAGGAAGAATTAAAAGTGCTACTACAACTCAAATAACAGTAGATAACACCAAAGATTTAAGTACATTTACAGGAACCAACAAAAAATGCAGTATTATTCTTCCCGATGGAAGTGTAGAAGTTAAAGATGTAACCAGTGTAACTGGTGATGTCATAACTTTAAATTCTGCATTAAGTCAGACTCCAAATGCTAATAGTATGTGGCTGTTATCTAGCTCTACACTAGAAGCACAAACTTTTAGAGTAATTACTGTAGAAGAGCAAGATGGCATAAATTATGCGATTACAGCTTTGACATATCTTGATGGAAAATATGCAAATATTGAGTCTGGAATAAGTTTGCCAGCGAGAACAATATCATTACTAAATGAACCTAAAGATCCTCCAGGAAACTTAAAAATTTCAGATCAAAATGGTCAACCAAAAGAAATGATAGTAGTAATAAACAACTTGGCTGTTCCAAAACTGTTGTTAACTTGGGTTCCCGTGACAGGAGTTAGTCAGTATCTTGTTCAATACAGATTTAATAATACGAACTGGGTAAGTGAAATAGTATTTAGACCTGACTTTGAAATATTAAATACTGAAGCTGGTAAATACGAATTTAAAGTATATTCTTATAACGCTGCACTTGTATTATCAGCAACTTCTTCTGACCTTACGTTTAACGCTGTTGGTAAAACTGCACCTCCAGCTAATGTGTCTAACTTATCAATCGAACCAATAACAAATAAACTTGTAAGATTGAAATGGAATAAATCAACAGACCCAGACGTTTTACACGGTGGTCGAGTTTATGTAAGACATAGTAATTTAACAGATGGAAGCGGTACGTTTCAAAACTCTGTTGACCTTATAACTGCATTAGCTGGTAATACTACAGATGCCATTGTTCCTAGTTTAGAAGGAGAGTATATTCTTAAATTTCAAGATGACCAGGGAAACTTTAGTGTAGGAGAAACAAGTGTCATTATGGATCTTCCTGATCTGATTGATACTCAGGTAATATTGCAAGATAGAGAAGATTTAGATAGTCCTGCATTTCAAGGAACTAAAACTAATACAACATTTAACACTAACACCAGTGCATTGCAGTTAACTAATCCAGCTACAAATGCAACAGGAGAATATAATTTTAAAGATATTTTAGATTTAGGCGGTGTATTTTCCCTTGATTTAAAAAGAGTTATCCGTTCTATCGGATTTGTTATTGGTAATGATATTGAAAGTCTAATCCCTGGGCCACCTGGAATTTTATGGGATCAGTATGCTGCGTTAGATGGTAATTTTGATGGACCAGCAGCAGATGAAGTTAACTGTCAGGTGCAAGTAGCTTTATCGCAAACAGCATCGGGATCTTTTGGTACGTTTAATAATTTTGCAAACGGAACATTTAAAGCAAGAAGATTTAAGTTTAAATTACTTTTAGAGTCAACAAACACTGCTCAAAACATGAACGTACAGCAAGCAGGATATACAGCAGAATTTCAATCGAGAACAGAACAAAATTATCAAACTGGTGGTGGTACATCGAGTGCTCCACAGCAATCAGGCACTTCAGCAAAAACTGTTACTTTCGGAACTCCATTTTTTGTAGGCACTTCATCTTTAGGAGGAGCAAATGCTTTCTTACCTACTGTTGGTATAACCATACAAAATGCACAATCAGGTGATTTCTTTACTGTTACTAATGTTTCTGGTACAGGATTTACTGTAAGTATTAAAAATGGTTCTAGTTTTGTGGATCGTTCTTTCACTTTCCAGGCTGTCGGTTATGGTAAAGGGGTGTAATATGGAGAAAAGTATTTTCTAAATGAGCCAAGTAGGAGATTACAATATAGCCAATGCGTCAGGAGCTTCTGTAAGAAGTGACATAAATGCTGTTCTTGATGCGATAAAAACTTTTAATAGTGGCGGTTCTGATCCTGCAAACCCAGAGGCATTTATGCCTTATGTAGATACTGGAGATAATAATAATTTTAAAATTAGGAACGCATCTAATAATGGTTTTACAACTGTTGGGTCTGTAAACGAAGCAAATTTAGGTTTACTGCTAAGAAGCGGTGGAACAATGACAGGAAATATTTTAGGACATAACGGATCTGGAGCATCTTCTCCTGCGTATTCGTTCAATAATGATACAAATACAGGAATGTTTAGACCTAGTGCTAATACTATAGGATTCTCGACTGCTGGAACTACAAGAGTTTTAATAAGTGATTCTGGTTTGGACATGAGCAACGGATTACCAATTAGATTTCAAGACTCTAGTGGTTCTCCTTTTGTTGCTTTGAAATCACCTTCTTCTTTATCAAATAATGTTACTTTCACTTTGCCTTCGACTATTGTTAATGGAGGTTTTTTAACAACAGATTCTAGCGGTAATTTAAGTTTTGCAACTCCTGATAGTGTTCCTACTGGGTGTGTTTTTTGTAGAGCAGCAGCTAGTGTGCCAGCAGGATATTTAGAATGTAATGGTGCAGCAGTTAGCAGAAGCACATACTCTGCTCTATTTTCTGTCATTGGAACGACATACGGTTCTGGTAATGGATCATCAACGTTTAATCTTCCTGATCTAAGAGGAGAATTTATTAGGGGATTTGATAATGGTAGAGGGGTAGATAGTGGTAGAAGTATAAATAATCCTCAAGGTAGTGCGAACCAGAGTCACAATCATAGTTATGGTAATGCTGGTATTACTGTTTCGGGTGCAAATCACAGACACAATGCGAGAGGATTTAGTTTGCAACCTTCTGTAGCAAGCGTAGCGATTACACTAGGTAGTGGTCAAAGTTATCAAATTGGTTATAGAACCAGTGATAGCGGTTCAACAAACCAAGCGATATTAAATAGTGGAAACTTATCAATGTCTGGAACAGTTGGGATTACTATAAATAATACTGGTGGAAACGAATCAAGACCTCGCAACGTAGCTATGATGTACATAATAAGAATTTAGTTATGGCAATCGAACCAGGAATCTATAACTTCACGCTTCAACGAAGATCGGATCATACAATTCCGCTTATTTTTAAGGACTCTAATAATAATGCTATAAATCTTACTGGATTTACTGTAGCTGC